TCTGCAGATTGTGATTTCTCTTTTGCAGAAAGCCATTGTCGTTGTTGAGTTTCAATAGCATTTGCGTTTTGTTTGTGCGCTCTAATTTGAGTCTCATTTTTGCGTCGTAACTCCGTGAGAGCTCCATATCCTGGATCGCTGTCTTTAAAACGTCCACCTTTCTGCCCGTAGGACTTGTATAGGTTGCTTGCCATGTTAGTTTAATTAATCATTCGAATTGTCCACCTGCATAAGCAGCACTAGTGATGCTACTTGCACTGCCTAGTACACTTGCACCAAACTGTAACCATCCAGTATCAGGAGCTTTATAACCTCCAACAGGTGCTGGTCCAAAGTCAAATTCCTGAATAGCCCGTGGGTATTGGAATTGAGCAACTGGTGTTTTAAGTGGCATTGGTCTAACAGGTAGTTGACCTGGTTTGAGCATCTTATTAGCGAAAGCTGCTAAGTTAGCACTCTGCTTATCTTGACCTATCTGTTTTAATGTAGTGTTTACATCACGCACTCCACTAAGTAACGACTCAGCTAAGATAGCTTCATTCCTACCGTAGGCTGCTAATTCAGATTGTATTGCTTTCTCAGCGGATCGACCTGACACGCCTCTAGCTCTAGCAGCACCTTCTTTCATCAAGGCTTCTATTATTAAGTCTTGATTTTGAAATGCTATTTCATTTTGTATCTCTTCTAAACGAACACGTTCTGCATCTATAGCAGTTCTTGCAGTTTGTTCATTTAGATTTATATGTTCATTATATAACTGATCTGCTTTAACGAATTGATCATTTAACGATTGCTGTTCGCTATTACGAATCATTAAATCGTAATTCCATTTCTGGAGATTTACTGAATCTAAATAATTCGCACTTGCTATTTCATTTCGTTTCTTGATATCAATCGTCTCAACCATGTGAGCATGATCTGCCCTAAGCTTATCTTTGCCTAGTTCATATGCTTCACGGTTGTATTGATCAGCTCTATCAGTAGCTTCATTCTGTGCGTCACGAGCTTTATCACCCGCTCTTTTTTTTAGATAAGCACTTCCTACTGCCGCAGCACCAGCTATAACTAGGGGTAATGCCATATTTTATGCCCTCCTATAGAATCGTGGTGTATAGTTTCCTTCCCACATCATCGAGTTGAGAGACACAGGGAATGGTGAGTCATTAAAGACTCGTAGTTGAAAATTCTCAGTACGTTGATGCACTGGAATACTAAATACTGATTGATTAGACAATGCGATATCATTTGCTAAGTATGTATCTGCTTTTGCAGTTGGGTTTAAGTTATACCATTCATCTAAATAAACTTCTACTTTAGCATTTAAAACAGGAGCTGTAGTAATTCTTATTTTAGTATCACTTAAAAATGTAAATGCTGTTGTTTGTTGTTCAACATTATTTACTCTTACTTTTATTTGATCTCTATCAACATAAGATATATCATCTTCTATCCATTCAAAATCTGTATTAGATCCATCACCTGTAAACTCTTTCTTACCTTGTCTAACTCCAGTAGATTTTAGTTTAAAAGCCATAACTCCAGACAAACCTACTGCAAAGTTCATACGTGCAATAGTCAAAGGAGCTGTAAAATCAGTACGCCTTTGTTCTGTATCCATTCTATAGTAAGTCTTAGGAAGTATAACATCTAAATCATATTTCCAACCAACTATAACATTACTAGCATTTGATGATAGGTTCTTCTTTGGTACTTTAAAATAGGTACCATCACTATCAGATGCTATCTCTGGTGTTAATGTAAAACCTGATTCAATGAACTGTCCTGTAGCTGTAGTACCTTTGATAATAATAACAGGGGTTAATCCTGTAACATTAGCCCAAGGTATATAGCATTTAGAAAAATCATTAGCTGAATCATATACAACTGTTTTTAAAGATCCACCTGTTAAACCATTACTGGCTTCAGTATATAGATCCATACAAGGATTAACTTTGTTACCAGCATTATCTACAATGATAGCATCATCTGGACTTTGACTAAGGTTAGCTTTACTTAATGTGAATTGACTTCCTTGTTTAGTAACTGCAAACATATCATCTGAATCAACAGCAACTGCTTGAACAGTACCTGGTAGTTCCCAATTAAACCATGATTGTACAATTAATTTTTCTCCGTCTCCGTAAGTACGGTATAAATATACCTTACGATCGGACTGGCTAGATAAAGCGATGAATTGATTCTGTGGACTAGCAGTAAACGTATCTACTGTAGCTGGGACCCATTCAGAAACGACTCTTCCTACATCTATAACCTGCGGGTTTTCGTCTTGACCACGTGTGACCATTCCGAAAATTCTTGTATAACTTGGTGTCTTACTTATAAAGTTTATATTTGTACCCATATCAACAGGGTCAACATCTGTTGCCATCTCGTAGTTAGAGATTGCTTTTATAACCGTTGTCGTTGGTGTAAGAATTCCGTCAGCCGATGACATTAAAAATTGTTGATTCTTACTGAAGAGTACAAGACCCTGTGTAGTAGGAATGATACCATGTAATACGGCTGGTCGAATTGTTGCACAACTTAGATCAACTGGGTCAGCATCTGTAACTGCCTGTGCGGATTTATGATAGAAGTTGAAAAATTCCCCTGATTGACTCATTGAAACATTATCTTGTGATAAGAATCCGAGTCTATTATTATAGAAAAAGCCTTGTACGATTTTAGATCCTACAAAACTAGGGTGTGAATTAGTTGTATCATCACCTACTAAACGATCTGTCCAATCAATTTTTCTAAGTTGGAAAGTGTTAGTAGCTGTGTTTACTAATTCATGAGGCATAGTAGTATTATCTAAGCCTGGTGATTTAGCTGGGTCAAGAGTTTCTTCCCAGTATCCAGGTCCAGATGTACCATTATCGGCAATGAACTTAGAGAAGTATGTATCATCATCTGATAAAGTATTCTGAATTTTAACTATATGGCCATTGAAAGTTTGAGTTGGTAGTTGTGTTATATTACTTACTTGATTCTGAAATACACTTAGTTTATCATTAGCTGAACCACCTTTAGCTGAAATAGTAAAAGCAGAACTACAAGTGATTTGTAATGTATTATTATACTTAGCAGTTGTCATACCAGAAATGCTCATCGCATCAATCTTAGTTTTCAACTGTGTCAGTAATTCATCATATGTTTCTGTAGCATCAGTAGTGAATGGGAATCCTGTATTGTTACCATTAACTGTTACATCATAAGTAGAACTTATAGCTGTACCTGATAGAACTAAGGTAGCTTGTTTATTTGCTGTAAAAGATGGATCAGCTTGTGTAGCTACTGTAAATAAATCGTTTGTTATAATGGATGTATCTTGTACAGTTAGTACATCATAATTAGCACGGGCACCTGTTAGGTATGCTTGTGCTCCTGTACCATATGTTACTGTACATGCTACACCTGTCGCTGCATTCCATACAGCAATAGTACCGTTACCGCTACTAGGTTTTGGTGTAATACATCCTATGTATTTTTCATCATTATCTCTATGAATATAGAACCATTTAGCACTATCATATGTAGTACCAGTACCTAAATTCTTAATCCATTTAAAGCCAGGTCGTTTTGTTAATCCAAATGTTGGATCAGGATAAGCGTTAAGACACTCACGTACTTGACCTGGGAGTTTCTTATCATCAGATTGTCTAGATACTCCACCTAGATAACTGTCAATTCGTTGAGTTACTGCTGCCATTATCTGTACAGGGCTTTGTAGGGTTTGTAGCTAATGTAATTATTTGTTGATGCATTGGGTTGTCCGAAGAATGTATAGTCACCTTGGTTGCATTCATATTCCATAGCTATTGCACGCTGATATGCTTCAGCGGATTGTAGCATTTGGTATTGACCAGGATCACCTACAATTCTACTTGATACAAGTACTGCAGTTCTTGCTACAATAAAATCTTGTATAGGTGTAGGTATGTCAACCCAATCAAATTGCCAAACAATATCACACTCTACTGGATTAGTATGATCTTTCCATTTATAAGTATGGTTTTGTCGATCATAGAGTTTACCACTTCTTCGGATACCATCGAAGTCAACGTTGGCACCATTATCTGTAAGTGTAATTTGTAAGATATTATTTGGTATTAATATTTCGTCATTAGTATCGGGTGTGAATTCGTAATGTTCTTCTTTGTTGAAGGTCCATCCTTCTGCTTGAACTTCCCGTGACACTTGTAACAATGTATCGTATGCAATCGCAACGTCTGGGTTGGTTTGATCGAGAGTTGTAACAGGTGCCTGACCAACAGACGCAAGTATTTGGTTTATAGCAGGTAGCTCTTGGGTAGCGTTCGTGGTTGGAAAGGGCATGGGTATAAATATTTGTGAATAAAAAAAAGGGGAGTCGTGAGAACCCCCCCTTTATATAATAATAGTAAAAGCTTACCAAGCGTGGGTATTAGAACCTGATGTTGCAGGAGCAGCACCGGCGATAAGTTCCACACAAGCAGCTGGGTTGAGGTAGTCGGCTCCCATTGCGAGGCGTCCTAGAATGACGTCTCCCTGGTAAACCACTGACACATCCCCAGATGTAACTTGAACTTGAGGTCCAATAGCTTCTACAACTGCAGCACCTTCTTTCTGGAAGACTACGCCACAAGAGTGAGCGAATCTTTCATCAGTACCATAGTTGTTACGTGAACCGTAGTTAGTACCAGTTACAGCTTCATCGTCGAGCATATCTTCGCCAACGAATGTACCAAGGTTTCCAGGTGAGGTTTCACCAGGGTCAGCAGCACCAGCGGTGCCTCCTAACTTAGTACCATAGTTTCCGAAGAATGGTACGTTCATTGATTTGTAGATCTTGATGCCTGCAATTTCAATGATACCGTTACCAGACTGTAAAGCAGTACCTTGTACGTCACGGTTGATTAGACCATTTGTGGATACGTTTTGAATCAAAGCATAATATTGCCTTGGGTTCAATACGGCGACACGCCCGTCACCACTAACTCCCTTTTCATCTAAGGCAGCTGCGGCATCATAGAAGGCGTCCACAAGTTTCTCTGAATCGTATGCGTTAGCAGCTAGGTTAGTTGTACCAACACGGATCTGAGATCCACCTGGTTCTACGAAACCTGTAGCTGTAACTGGAGAAGCTGCACGAGCACCACGAACGATAGATCTGAAGATCTTACGGTCATATGTTTGTGCTAAAGCGTAACCAATCTTACGTGAAATCTCACCCCTTAATTCATAGTGGGCAAGTGTTTCATCTAATTCATATACGAAAGCTGAGCTGATTAAGAGATCGTCAACTGTGACGGTCTTCTCAGCTACTGGAGGCGCATTGTCACTGTTACCTAGTATTGATTGACCTGGGATATGGTACTCTGCCTTCGTTCTACCGGTGTAGATGAACTGCAAAGACTTACCATTCTTAAGGGTTCTCTTGGTAACTAGATCACGTGCAATAGCCTCATGCTGGAATCCTTTAAAGAGTTCACCAGCAAAAATTTTGAGATATAGATCTCTGTTGTTTGACGCATTACCAGTAGCGTTCGCTCTACCTAAAAAGGTAGCAGGAGCGGTACTATGCGTACTTTGTTGTGCCATTGTTATGGATAAAGTTTAAATATGTACGTTCTCAGCTGAAATTTTTTGCGCTTATTTTGTAACCGTTGTGGTCTATCCCACCGTCTAGACGGCAAAGGGTATCCTCGTAAGGGCCAATGCCAAGGCAGGAGCAGTCCGACTCTGAGGTGCTGCTCCCACTTCCCTTTAGCCTGTTAAGGCTTCCTCTAGGGATTGAGGTTCATCATCATCTGTACCAGGCGGTTGATAATCACTAGGCATAGTGTCAATGTTTTCTTTAACTTCTGACTCCGGACCAAGCCAAGTCACAGAAGCAGGGGAGTGAGTACTTTGTTGTGACATTACTCCTCCTCTTTTTCTTCTTCCTTTTTCTTTTCTTCAGGAGCTTCATATCTCCTTGCTGGTCTTTTATCTGCCATAGTTAAAAGTTGTATTTAGCACCTATTTTGGTGCCGTATGCGTTATCAGCATCTTCATCAGTAATGAATGATACTTCACCATACACATCGAGCTTATCAGATGCAGCTACGGAAGCTCCGAGCTTACCTGAAAATTCTGTGGTCCCATCTACGCCGTCGGTCCCTACTAGAGCTGGTCCGCCTTGGATATAGTATCCGAGTTGACCTACGTCTCCTTCATAGCCTACGTGTAGATCGGTAGTACGGGAAGTATAATCAGTGCCTGTATAAGATGCGTTGGACTCAACGTTTGTATAAACGCCAGCCATTGCAGGTGCGGAAGCGAAGGTTGCCGCTAGAGCAAGTGCAAATTTTTTCATGTTAAGTTAATTACTTTGTAGTTTTTGTGTACTCAACACCACGATACCTTAGTTTTACAGTCATTGTA